ATTTACTACAGGAATAGAGTGGTCTCCTGCAGATGATGTTGTGATACTTGCAAATGAATCCTTACGGAGTTTCATTGAAGTAAGAAGTTCATCAGTACCTGCAGTCGCTACAGCAACTGAACCGTTAACAGTAGTATTTACTTCACTACCTACGGCATGTTTAGTAGTCTGCTTGTAGCCTGATATATAGGCTAGAACTTCTTGGTCATAGTTGTCAGCCAAACGATATGCTGCTCTGTCAGTAGCAAGTTGCATAAAGTTTACGTGACTGTGAGCTTCTTCTATGTCATCCATCTTGAACGCATAGTAGTTAGCTTTGTCAACAACAAGGTTAAAGTCCTCGTCATCTAAGTCTTGGGCAGTAATCTGAGTTCCTCTAGCGTAGGTACTCACTGAAACTTCTGGTTCTTTGATGATNTTAACNGTATCACCNTGTCCTGAAATNTCACCCATNTAGTCTGAGTTAGTAATATCTCCAACAACAGTAGACTTACGGAATGCAAGTTGTACCTGTTTGGAGTAGATAATTGGTGAAAAATTACCGTTTGGTAAATTTCCATACCCTGTAGCGGTTGCAAAAGCCATGATAAATCCTCCTATGATATTGGCTTACTTAAAAGCTAAACATCGTATTAAGAGGCTATATTGTTTAGAGTGCATAAAATTACTTGGCAGCTAACCTTGTAATTAGTGGGTCTATACTTTATAGGTAGTCTTTGTTACTGTTTAGACTTCGTAAAAAAACTAAGACATAAAGGTAGTCAAAGAGAGGCTTTGTGTCTTAGTCACTAGTTATACTCATAAAATGTTATTTGTCAACACTTTATCTTCTATTTCCTGATAAATCATAAATCATTTTACCAGAACGTATTGCTGTATTAATTTTGTCTACGTTAGCAGCGTACTGTGTGTCAGACATTCTTTCTATTTCAGACTCTTTTATTGTATCTGCCATCTCTTCAGCATCTACACTTGTCTTAGAACCCTTGTTTACTAACGACGCAGCATCTTTTGCTTTACTTTTTTTAGCACTTGGACTAAGCCCATTATCAATTTTATATAAATCCAAGACACGAATAACTGATGCAGCATCATCTGTATTTTCATATAAAGCGTTTTGAACCCACTTAGGTTGTACTTCAACCCAATTATGAAATTCATCTGAGTCACGGAGTTTATCAAAGTCTTTATGCGATTCCCGAATGTCATTTTCTGCACGACTCCTTGTTGCTTCTGACTTAGCTTTACTTAATTCTTCTAACTGTATATTAGCCTTATCAAATAACTGTTGAGCTTTTTTCTCAGCTATAGTCTCAACTATTCCTGCTACATCAGGATATTCTTTTGCCCATGCAGCTATGTCTTCATCAGATTTAGGTGGTACAAGTTTTTTAGTAGACGTTACTTGACTTTCAAGTTCTTTTATTTTAGCATCAAACTCTTTTTCTTTTGCAGCAAGATGTCTTCTAACATCGCCATATCTCGTTTTAAAAGATTTTTCTTCTTCAGTAAGAGCCTCTTCTGGTATTCTAGTTTCTTCTCTTGCTTCACTTGAAGAGGTTTCTTGAGCTTCTTCTGTTCCTTCTTGGACTCTCTCTCCTTGCTCTTTAGCAATGAGTTCCTTAAGTTCCTGTTCTTCTCTTTTAATTTTTTCTTTGCTACTAGACCTTGAACGTGACATGTATCCTGCATTCTTAGGTGTTTCTACTTCTGCTAATTCGGGCATTTATTTTCCTTTGCTTGGGGTCAACTACTGTTGAGTAGCCAATTATCATTTACTTGCTAAACCCTTACCTCTGGGTTTCTTTGGTTTACGTTTTGGTTTGGTTAATAATCCTCCTTTATTCATATTCTGTTCTCTTAAATTAGCTGCAGCTTCATCAGTAATAGCTTTTGAAGAACTTATTGTAGATATTCCTGCTTTTGCTGTATCTTTTGTAGAACCTTTACCAGATACATTAGCTACTGAACTAGGAGTATAATCTCTACTAGAAAACGTACTAGTACTAGGTCTATCTTTTTTACCACTACTTTCATCACTACTACTATCCGCTACTACTTTTGTAAAAACAGCTTGTGTTTCAGGACTTGTTTCAGTTAAATTAAATATAGGTTTTAAAATACTTGTAAGAAGACCCTTACCTACATTTAAAATACCACCTATAATTTTAGCAAAAGGACTAGAACCAAATACTATTTCCATAGATTTCATAAAATTAGCATCACCTGCATTGTCTATAATTTTTTGAACTTCTTCTGAACTTACATTTGTACCAGTTTCTGCACCAATTAAAGCTATTCTTGTAGGCATATCAAGTTTATAGTAATCACTTATTTTATTAATACCACCCTTACCTTTTAATGCTGTAAAAGATTTTGCAATAGCATCATAATTACCTGATGTCATTCTTACAATATCACCATTATCATTTGTAATAGTTCCTGCTTTACCAACAGCAGGTATAAGTTGAATAGGTGGTTTATCTTTTTTCTGTGTTATGTTTGAACTTTGTTCTGTTTTACTTGGAGGATTCCTAGACCACGGTGCTTGTGTAAACTGCATATCAGTAGCAGGAGTCACAACTCCACTAGCATCAAAAGAAACTTTTTGTTTTCTTCCATCAGGATGATACCACGTTTCTTGTTTTGCTAAACTGGGTGTACCCTGCTTCATAGTATTTTGACCAAGATATTGAAAATTTGCAGTGGGGTCTGTATTCAAAGAAGTCTTAGCAGCCTGATGGTAGTCTGAATCTGTAAGTACTCCTTCATCTGCCTTAACAGGTTCGCCCAACATCTCCATAATTTTCTTTTCATCTTCAGAGTCTAGCTGTTCTTCTCCACTATCTATAGCTATAGCAGCAACAGCAACAGGTTCTCCACCTATGCGTCCATCTCTATCCATTTGAGCAAGACCCATTTTAGCTTTCATACGCAAGTCTTCAAAAAACTTTACGCCATAGTACTGAACAACATCGGCAGGTACAACATACTCACCCTCGCTTAACTGTGCAGGTATATCATCACGTACTTCCTTTGCCATTGAACCTGCAGGTATATCATTACCACTCACAGGGTCTTTATCCATGCCATCATCTTTAAGACCGCCTTCTTCCATAAAAGCCATATTCATTTGTTGTTTCATGCTACAAAACCTCCCTGTGCCATACCTACTCTTGTTTCATTCAGTTCTACATCATTTAATATTTCACTAATGTCAATAATTTTTGCAGCTTCTTTTTTATCTCCAACATTATTTTTAAGAAATTTTTCAAAATTATTTACTAAGTTGTTTTCGTATTCACCACCTTGTCCATCTCTTAATAACTCATAAGCTTGTTGTACTTTTTGAAATTCTTTACGATCTACTTTAATAGGTTGATCTTCATATTCTAAATTTCCATTATAAGCTTTTATTTTACCTCTTGATTTTTTTACAAGATTAGCTACTGCTTCATCAAAAAATTTACCGTATATATCTTTAAATAATTGATCGGTAGGTGCAAGTTTCATATCAAAACTACCGTCCCCTGTTTCTAAAAATTCTTCAAAGGTTGTTAATCCAGTTGCACGATTTGATACACGTACTGTCACAATTGATTGTGGTATATATATATTTGGATCATAATATTTCTGTCTACCATCTGGACCAATTGCAAGTTTTCCAATTTTATCTGTATTAAAACCTATTTTATTATCTATATACAGTTTTTCTAAATCACCTGTATTTGTTTTATCTCTTGAACGAGCCAACATTTCTGTATTAGGTAAAACTATTCGTTTTACACCACGTTTTTTTGCATCTAAAATTAAAGCAGATAAACTATATTCTAAAATTTGTTGTATATTTTTAATAGGATAACTGGGATTACCTTCTATAAAATCTTCAGATTTTTTTCTTATTGCTTCATAAACTTTATTTATACCTAATTGTTTAACAAGTACTATTTCACCATCAACCATTTTTACTTGTACATTTTTATTTGTTCCAATATTTTTTATTATTTTTCCAAAGCCATCTTTTTTATTGTCTATACCATCTTGAAGTTCTGTAACAATATTTAAAAAACTATCTCCATTTTCTTTTTTCTTTTTAACAATATTTAATAAATTTTGTGGCAGAGAAAAAATTTTTCTGCCTTCTTCTAATATACTTTCTAAATCAGGGTTATCTAAATCATCCATAAATTGTTTTTGAATTGCATCAAATTGTAATTCATCAATAACTGCTACATCACCATTAATAGTATAACGTGAATGAGCTAATTGATCTTCACCAAAACCATGTAAAAGTCTTGGGTCATAAAATTTTCTAGAATCATCAGGAATACCATATTTTTTTATATTGTTAATATCTCCTGCTGTTCTTTCTATTAATTGTCTTTCTATTAAATAAGCTAAAAAACTTTTTGTTTCTTCTATTGTTTTTGGATAATTAAGTTGTTGATCTAAAAATAAATTTTGCATACTTGATTCTGCATTAAAGGTTGTATTAAAACTTTTTAATATTTCTTTTTTAGAAATATACTGATCAGAATAAGGCAATCTTACTTCTTTACTATCATCTCTATAAAAATTTTTCCAAAAATTATCTCGCCATTGTGCATTAATTTTATCTTTTGCTCCTGTTACTCTAGTAGTAGTTTCGTTTTCTGTTCCCTCATTAAATATTTTTTTAAAGTTTCTAAAATCTATTTCTTTAGATAATGATCCATCTAAAGTTTTAACTGGTCCTATCTCCATTATAAGTGACGTAAGTAAATTATCGTGTACTAATCCACTAAAAGGAGGAGGTTTTTTATAATCTCTTTGTTCAGAATAATCTGGATTAGTTCTATAAGTATAAGTTTGCCCTGAGTTTTTTAAAATAAATTCATCTGATGGTTTATTTGTAGTTTTAAAAAGAAAAGAATATTGAGGTTTTAAATTAAGTTTTTTTACGTTAATTAAATAGTTTTTAATTTTACGAGGAGAATAAAAACTAACAGGGTTATTATCTAAATCTATTACATCTGTTTGTCTAGATGGTTCAACTCTATCTTCTATATCTTCTATTGTACTTGGCTGTCTTATAACAATTTCTACGTAACCATCAGTTTTTTTTGTTTTTTTTCTTTTTAAACCAAGGTCAACCTGTCTTTGTATTTCAGTAAATCGAGGTCTTGCCCGATTAGTTTTGTAACGATTAAAAGGAAAAATAGGGTAAGTTCCTTCTTTCATTGCAGTTTCTGCAGAATCAATATCAAGAGATTCAGCTTCTTTTTTTTGTTGTACTATAGCAGAAGTTTTACCAAAGCCAGATAGCGAATCATTTGAATAAACATCTACCTCAAAATTAATACCTAAAGAATTAGGTTCTGATCTTTGAAATCTTTTATTTATAAAATTAAAATATTCTTGATTTAAATAATTTAAATAAACTTCTTTATTAGGTATAATTAAAGGTCTAGTGTTTAATCCACTTTCATCAAATAGTTCAATTCTGTATCCACCAAGTTCTTCATCAAACTGAGCATTTTTTATTTGTTCATTAAAATCTAAAATATGTTCTTCTGTAGTTCGTAAATTAACAGCATCTGGTTGTAAAGAATTATTTGGGACAATACCATTATCTTGAAAAAATTTAGCACTTAATCCATCTTCACTAAAAATGTAATCTGCATCAACACTTTTTAAAATTGCTTTATTATCTTCAGGTATATTTTTTATATAGTTATATAGAGTTGAGGGTAGTATAAGTTCAGATGTAAAATCAGTTGTAGGAAAATTACGCAATGCTTCTATTGAAGGACTAAATGTTGTTACACCACCTTGTCTACCTAAATCATATATATCAAGATTTATTGGGTCTGTATTTATATCTGATATTTTTTTAGTGTCAAAATTTACGTAAGGTAAAACTGGACCACCATTTAATTTAATTGGTTTTCCAAAAACAGGTACTGTTGTTTCTGCAATGGTATTATATTTATCTATTTCTTGTACTGTTAACACAGGAGTTGTTGTTACAAGATTATCATAAGCATCTTCAAATTTTTTCTTTGTAGCTTTTTCTTCTGTTTGTGGAATTACTTTTAATGATTTTGTAGTTAAACTTGCTAAAGGTACTACCTCAGATGCAATTAATAAATCTCCAAGAATACTTTCCTTTGCTTGATTTAATTGTTCCCATGTTGCTTCTTCTTTATTTACATCAAATTTTTCAAAGAGTCTTTCATCTAAGCTTTGTGTAAATATGTCTCTAGCACTTTTATATATTTCTGTACCATAGTTTATTGTGCCTTGTACTGGACCTGTTCCACCAAATATTTCAGGTGTAAGAAAATTTTTACCGCCTTCATAAACACTTGAAATTACTTGTTGTCCAAATTCAACTGGGTCTTCTTTAATTATTTTAATAAGGTTTTCACCTGCTGAAGTAAAGTTATTATCTAATCCAAATAAACTATCAACAGCTAACTCACCATAGCTAAGTGGTTCTTTAACATAAGTATCACCAGTTGCTATTGCTTCCTGAATAGCTGCCTCTGTGTCACTATCCTGACTAAAAATTACACCACTGTTATTTGATAATTTACTCAGTGCCATTCATTTCATCCCTAAGATATTTAAGTCTACGTAGTGCAGAGATTGAACCCTGTGCTTTATAGAGAGTATGTATATCGTCTGCTTGTTCCATTGCACTGTGATGTATTGCAATAGTATGATTTAAGTATTGTACAAAGTTATCCCACAGTTCTTTATTGTTGACTAACTGTTTTAAGTTCATTGTACAGAACCACTGTTAGCTGAAAATCCTTGCTCATCAGGAGTAGGCACTGAACCTGTTCCTATGTTTCCACCACCTGATCCCTGAGTGTCTTGTACTTGTCCACCTACAGGAGCTTGTCCTTGTGGTGGTGGTTGACCCTGTGGTTGTTGAGGTGGGGGTGGTGGTGGATTTTGTTCTTGAAATTTCTTAAGTATCTCAGCCTGTACTGCAGCCTGACTCATTGAGTTAGCTACCTTATCAGGGTCTAAGTCCATGCTCTTAGCAATCTCTCTAACTAAGTAATCCATTCGTGCAAAGGGAGCTAGTGCAGGATTAGATACAGTTTGCATAAATTGCATGAGTCTTTGACTACGTACTTCGTTAGCCATTAAACTTTCTGTACCCTGTGCCTTAACTTCAAGATCACCTTTTATCTCAGGGTCAAAGTCAAACTGCATGTTAAAACTAAAGAAGGCTTTACCCAGTGGTCCTAGTAAGTAGTCATCTACATTCTTAATAACACTCCGTATAGAACCATTAGCAGCATTCATAAGCATAGAGATACCAGAGGCTGTTCTACCTACTCCTGTTACACCTGTTTGTCCATGTGCAAATGATGCAAGTCCTGTACTCTCATCTGACAGTTGTCTAGCCTTATCAAACATCTGCATATTTTCATTAGAAACATTAGGAAACTTAGTTCCAAAAATACCTTGTCCAGGTGCTCCTCCCTGTCTTCTAAATACTTTTCCAGGGTATACACTTAAGTCTTGTCCAGGTACTAAGTTAGTTTCATCTACTTCTATTAACAGATTACCTGACAGTGCAGCATTGTCTACAGACATACGCATAAACCCATTCATTAGTGTTTGGGTATCATCCATGTTTTCTGCAATACCTACACCAAATATACTGTATGGGTTCATCTCGTAGGGTGTAGCATAGTAGGGTAAGTAGGCAGGAGTAAATGGATTCATAACTAAACGTAGTACATTGTTGTTACATACCCACACGTTAACACTGACTTGCTCTACATCTTTTAACTCATCAGGGATATCTACATCATGTTGTTCAATAACTTCTTTGTCCACAAAACCCCAGAACTCTAGGATTTCAAAACGCTCTGCTCTGTCTTCTTCAGCGTTGTCTTCCATGACATGTTCCCACCATTCTTTATTGTACATCTCACCCTCTGCAAGAGATTTGTCAATAGCATTTTTACGGAAGAATGGTCTACGTTTTAATGCACGTAGTTGAGAACGAGACATCTTATGTCTTTCTATAACATACTCTGCTTCATCCATGTTGTTTGCATCTGGATCAGGATAAAAATTCCATACAGATACATTAGAAGTTTGTGGTACTGTTTTAAAGATAGGGGTGTATACACCCTCATCATCCCAATTAGGATACTCTTTGTCTACAGCAAATGGTCCTTTCATAATACCTGTACCAAATAGTGCAGCCTCAAATGCAGCAGAACGTAATTGTTTCTTAGCATTTGACTCTTCTAGTTGGTCATGTATTTTCTTTTCCATTTTCTTAGCTGCAACCATTGCAGGGTGAAAGTTAACAGAGGTAGGACTACCAGTAGATTTAAACTCAATATCATCCTCAACTGCACTCAGATCGTCTGTAAGCGGTCCTACACGCTCATTAAACTCTGGCATAGTCTCACCTGCCAGAAGTTGTGGAGCGTCTGTAGCACCTGTTTCTGTTTCTCCTGTGGCTTCTTTAAGTTGAGCATTAGTTTCTAGACTAACTGTATCTTCTACTCCATCAGGTAAAACTGTAGGGTTAATACTAAGAGGAAACTTGTTACTACCAAATAAAACTTCTACAAGTTGTCCGTAGGCTGCAAGTACTTTTGTTTTTGTAACCTTAACAAATACCCTTGATTTTTCTGTAGATGTAAATTGAACTTCTGGGCTATATAACCCACGGTAGTTACGATAACCTTGTATCCACCTTTCCTCATCACCTCTCCTAGCTGTTTCAGCCTTACGATATTTACCCTTAACAAACTTTACAATATCTCCTACGTTTTCATCTGAATAAGAATCTTCTTCCATATCTTCAATAGCAACTACTTGTTCAGAGTCTGCAGTTATATTATCTTCTTCCATATTATATCCTTAATATCCAAATGTTGCATCAGCAGCTTGAAAACCAGTGCGTTGACTTGCAGGGTCAAAATCAAATAAACTGCTTCTTGGTCTTGTCATTATTCCATATCTTAAAGCATCGTATAGGTGATCTTCAGAATGAGTGTCAACATCTTCAGAGTTATTCTTATCTAGTGGTATAGACGGTAGTTGAGAAGTTGTTTGGACACACGAATTAAAAAATACTATTCTTGGTTCTTCTGTAAACTCATCAACTTGTAATCGTCTGTGTACTTCATTTTTACCTGCTATTCTTGATCCCCTACTTCTATCTGCAGGTCTCCAACGACAACCCTTTAGTATCATTTGTTCTGCTAGTGATGGTCCTGTATCTCCACGTTTATGCCAGAGTGACGAATCAAGAACACCATATCTAATTTTTTCTCCATCCTCTGCTTCTAGTATTATATCTGCTAAGTCTGCAGCAGTAACCTTAGACACGTACAACTCCCTGTAGACAACTAGTTGTTCTGATGGGCTAACCGCAAACCATAAAACTCCTGTGTGGCTTCCGTATCCGTAGTCACAGGCACGAAACCTAGACCAACTATAGGGTATATCATAAGGTTCAATAACATGGATATTCCTGTTCCATTCTGGAAAAGCAGCCCCTTCGTTAACATCCCAATTTCCTTCTAATAATTGTTTTCGTTGGTGTTCAGGTAGTGATAGTAAGTTGGCTTCATACATCCCATCGTCAGCTAAGTATGGATTGTCAAACAATGTAGCAGGTATAAACCTACGTTTAAACAGTGGCTCTCCTTCACGACTATGACCTTTAGGCATCTTTAAAGTTTCACCTGTTGCAATGTCTGTAGCCCAAAATGCTTCCCCATGTGGGGCAGGTTCTATAAACATTTTCTTAACCCAACTGTGTCCATTTCCACCTGGGTTTGAAGTAGCTCTCTGATATAAGTCTAAGCCACTTCCTTTTGTAGTACGCAGTCTTGACCTCATATAGTCAAATGGGTATGGACTTGCCCACTGCGTTAACTCGTCAAATCCTATCCAACTAAAAGCCTGTCCTTGGTATCGTGTAACATCATCATCTCTATCTAGGTAGGACAACCAGAGTGTTGCTCCTGATGGTGCTACCCAAGTCTTATCTCTTTCCATAAACTTTATATTTGGTATTGCCTGTGGGTAGAGTTGTTTGGATACTGATATAAGTTCTCTTAGTTCTTCTGTTGTCTTTCTTACAAGTAGCCCACGGAAGTGTGGGTTGTTGAGGTATCTAACAGGGTCTGCTAACATTGCATAACTCTTACCACCACCTGCACTGCCACCATATAATACTTCTCGTTCACTAGCTGAAAGAAACTCTGTCTGTGGTCCTTTGTTTGGTTGAAAGATTACTCCCTGTGCTTCTTCTACTTCTATTGGTTCTGGTTTAGCTTGGGGATAAACTTTCTGTTCTTCCACCAATTCTTTTTTCTTCAAGCTTCTCCGCTTTCTCAAGGGCTTCTTTATACCTTTGAGCGAGGTAGCGTTGCGTTGAAGCATCTGTTTTACGTTTTTGCTCAAGCTTTACTCTTTTCATTAGACCAACGTGAGATATGTATCTCCCTGATTCTGTGCTCAACCAATTTGCTACATCCCTGTAACTGTACTGTTTAAGAAACTTTTTTGCCTTTTGTAGTAACTCTAACTCATTTTCAATAGGTAGGAGCATATCTCTATCTTCCTCATCCTGTGTATATCCAAAGGGTATAATCCTACCTACCCTTATTACAGGTTGCCAATCAAAACCTAACTCAGTTTTGTCAGGCACTGGAAGTTTCCAATCCTTACTCGTCTTCATCTTTTTTCGGTGGTAATATAAATAAAGGGCTTGATGATGTTACTTCAACTTTATCAGTCTTAGTAAAACCACCACGATCTAGTATATCTTTTGCTGCTGTCATCTTTTCTTTATTACCTAAATCTGTTGGGCTACTCATTACTTCATACATAGAGTATGCAGCCTTAGTTGCTGTAGAAGAAATAAACTTTTTAGTTATGTCTGCAATTTCATCCTGTAAAACATTTGTAATAGAAGAAGTAGCTACCGTGTCAGCATAACCTGCAAGTTTACGTGCTGTTGCAGGATTACCCCTAGCTTCTTCAAATAAAACATCCAGAAACTTTTGTTGCTTCTCTGTTAGATTTCTACTCATTATATCATATCCTTACTGACTTGTCAATACATTTATACTGTATTGTGTGTGGAGCAGGAAGACTAGGTGTCATTTGTTTTACAAACGCTCCTACCATTTTTCTACATTCTTGTTGTGTTATTGCCATTTCTTGTGGATTAAACATCTT